TCGTGTATTCCTAAGTGGGTTCTCTTTACGAGCTCTCTTTTCCCTTAAAAGCAGAACCGCCGGAGTCCAACCCGGAATACCAAGGACTAGAGGAGGCCGCTCTAGATACGCGGTGCCGGGGCAGCATCGTCTAACCCGGAGACCCTGCGGGAGTGTGCCCTAAGGGGATAACAACGGCCCGGGAAACCGGGGGCGGGAAGTCCCGTCGGCAAGCCATCCTGGACGGAGGGGTGGTGGCGCACCTAAAAACGTGCCCGGATAAAGAGCCTCCAAAAAGCACACACCTCTTTGGAAAGGATTTGATTCTTAAGGGGTTTCCTAAAAAAAGAATCAAAACAATTTCCGAGGAGGTCCAGGGTTCGGGTACAGGCCCCACGAAAGAAATCTCGCATATTCAAATAAAAGAGGTGGCTATGCAAAAGGAGAACAATCCTAGCGGGTACTATTACGCGTCTCCTCCAGAGCCGGACACCCCTGAAATCACTGTTAGATTTGTACTGCCACGGGATAGAGAGGAATTCGAGTGTTGTTATCAGGGGGCGGCCTGGAAGGCGCTTGTCGGGGAACTGGATCGACATCTACGTGACTGGCTCAAATATGGGCACAAGTTTTCCGGCGCAGACGAAGCGTTAGAGGCCGTGTCCAATCTGATTTACGAAATAATGGAAGATTATCACATCACAATTGATTGATGGAGGACGCATGGATCGCACGTACACCGAAGGTAAGCAAGACGCGCAGATTGACGCCCTGTTTGAAGCGGTAAATCGCATTGAAAGGTCGCAAGAGCGGTTCCAGAAAGACATACAGGAGGAAATCCATCGCGCCATTGATCCTGTTCGTAAAGCGGTTCTTGGAAATGGGCAGCCCCGACAAGGATTGGCTGCAACGGTTGTTTTTCACGACAAGATTATCAAGTGGGAGCTAGGGCTTATTGGCAGTTTGTTTATTGGAATGATTGTTTCTTTCCTTGCAAAGTAGGCTTACATGAAACTCCACTCGCCGTTCTTTAAGCCCCATCCTTGTCAGGAGGAGATTCTAAACGACCCTCACCGCTTCAAGGTGGTGTCGGCGGGGCGGCGTTTTGGAAAGGGAAACCTGGCGTTGAGGCAAGCCGCGATGGTTGCCCTCAACAAACCCGGGTCGCGCATCTGGTTTATTTCTCCAACTTACAGGGCAACAGAACCCCAGTGGGAAAAAGCCTTGCAGGCATTCAAGGTGATGCGGGTTAACGGTAGGCCGATTATCGGGAAGCCAAAGCTGAAACAAATGCGCATTCCTTTCTACAATGGCTCGGCGATTGATTTTAAGTCGGCCGACAACCCCATTAGTCTGTTGGGGGCTGGCGATCTTATCCATTTCGTAATAATGGATGAGGCTGCCTACATCCAACATGCGGCTTGGAAGAAAGTGCGCCCGATACTGATGGATAATCAGGCCCCTGCCATCTTCATCTCCACCCCAAACGACAAACAGCCGAAAAACTGGTTCTTTGACCTCTTTATGAAGGGGCAAGAACACAAGAAGCTAATTTGCGACCGGTGTGGAGGAGAGGGGTGTGAGGCGTGTAACGGGACTGGGTTTATTCTACGCAAGAATCCGTTCTACGACAAGGATTACAAAAGCTGGCAGTTCTCGTCATACGACAACCCCTTCATCCCGGATGAAGAGATAGATGCGCTAATAAGGGAAGAGCGCGGGCGTGGGTGGACCGACCTGGATGTTCGCCGGGAAATTTATGGAGAATTTGTTGGTGGAGAGGGTGCCACTTTCAACCTGGAAACCGTGCGGGATTGTGTTGCTGGGGATTACGAGCCTTACATTCCTGGAAAGAGCTATGTGATGGGGGTGGACCTTGGGCGGGCAGAGTCGTTTACCGTTATTGTAGTGATGCGCCTGCCCGATGATCCAGCCGACGTTCCTCATATCGTCCTGTTCCGGCGCTTCCAGGGCCCGTGGCCCCTTCAAGTTCAACGCATCGCACAGACAGCGTTGAGTTACAGCAATCCACATGTTTTTCTGGACGCTACTGGGTTGGGCGACCCGCTGAAGGCGCAGTTACGGGCTGCCGGTGTAGTTCGATTGCACCCTATAAAACTGAGTGGCACCTCCAAGCCCGAAATCGTTGAAGCGTTAATAGCGGCAATAGAGAGCAGGGGATTGACTTGGCCTGATAACCCCCAGTTTGAGACAGAGCTTCTCAACCTAGAAACCAATGTTACAAACTCTGGACAAGTGCAGTATAAGCACGCAAAGGGGTATACGGACGATATGGTGATGGCAACAGCGCTAGCGTGGTGGGGATACCACCGCGTTGCCAACCCTCTAAAAACCGGATTGTGGGTTGCGGCAATGTAACGCCTGTTAAGGTTTTTATGAGGGTAGTTTAACAAACGGAGGAGAAAAATGACGATTATTCCTTGGGACCTTGGCAAAGGCGGAAGTAGGCTAAACGACCAGCTGAAGGTCATTCTGAACAGCCTGGCAGACGATGACTTGCTTGGACATGTAAAAGTCACCCAAACCACCGGTGCGGCTGCCGATACTGATATTGCCGTAACCGGCCTGAAATCTGAGGATACACTGATTTGTGCTTTTGCCTCTCTGGCGGGCGGATTCACCGTAATCCCGACCGATGGCATCTCACATGGATCGGTAGACGGCTATTGCCAGCTTAACGTTGACACATCGGATAGTACCGTGTGGGTTCTTTGGGTTGACAAGTCGGCGAAGGGGACTCAAAAGGCTAGTTGATGCCCGCAATCAAGGTTAAGGCTTTTGGTCACTATCCTTTCTCGGATGGCAATCAGGTTGGTGTTCTGCTAAAAGCCGCTCGCGAGAGGGCGGAACCTCAGAATGCTATTATAGAGGCCCTTAAGCAGAATGCGGGCCAGATCATCCAATATCCTTATGGAATTGATCTGGCTACGATTGCCATGCTATATGACCAGGACCCAACACATCGGGCCTGTTGTAATCTTAAGGCGCACGCTGTAATCGCCAACGGGTATCGTATAATACGCCGTGATGGCGCTGCTAAAAGTCCTCCCGCGAAGATGCGAGAGGCGTTTGAGTCTCTTTTTGATAACGGGCTAGAGGACTTTGTTGTTCGTGTTGCGCTTGATTTTGAAGCGCTAGGGAACGGATACATTGAGGTTATCCGCGATAACACCGGACGAGTTCGTGACCCGGAGAAACTCGGAGCCGTTGTCGGTTTAAGGCATGTTCCTGCCCACACGGTGTGGAGACTTTCTCCTGGGAGCCCGGAGGGGGACTTTGTTCAGGTTTATGGAACGGAGAAGGTATATTTCCGAGAGTTTGGATCAGTCGAGCACCAGAATCTAAATGAGATGATCCACCTTCGGGAGTATACACCCTCAAGTTATTGGTATGGCGTTCCTCCCATTTGGGCGGCTCTGAGGGCCGTTCTGGCAAACCGCCAACTTGTAGAGAACCTCATTGAGCTCTTAGAAAGCAAGGGGGTTTCTCGACACCTGCTGCTGATGGATGGCGCAGAGTCGTTTATAGACACGACTGACGAGGATACCATCAACCAGTATGTTAACCAGCTGTTGGCCGAAAACGGGCGCAAGTTCCTGGTTATTGGTACGCCTTCCGATACTAAGTCTCAAGTAGTCCCGCTGCGAGAGAATATGCCCCTGCGAGATATGGAGATTTTCCGCGCATCAAACCGGGACGAGATTGCTCGCGTGCACGGGGTCCCCCTCCGGTTGATTCAGATTATCACTGGCGGACAAACAGGAGGGGCTACCGAATCTGAGGCTGAGTTTGACTTATTCAAACGGTTGGTCTTAAGGCCGCGACAGAACATGTGGGAGCGTGTGTTTGCTCAAGCGTTCCTTTCGGCAAATGCCAAGTGGGCACAGTGGAAGATTGAGCTCAACGACGTTGACCTTTCTGATTTCTTGCGGCAGCAGCAAGCAAATGTAGCGTACATCCGCACGGGTGTTTATACGATAAACGAAGTTCGCAACCGGCTGGGAATGGACCCCGTACCGAAAGGGGGAGATGTTCCAATCATTGTCAGCGGTGGCGTACCGCTAAGGGTTGCGGATATTGGTAACATCCGCACCCTAAACCCCCTTGCTAATAACGATGGGCCGGTGAAGCCACAAGAGGCCGACCAGAGCGAGCAATAAAAATTCTTCCACCTTCTTTGAATGGCGCTTAATATGCGTCGTTGACGCCCGCGCGATACTAAGGTTTATTATGAGGATAAACTATGGAAGGTAAGTTATTTGTCCCCGCAAAATTTAAGTTCTCCGACGGGCTTATTGTCGGATATGCTAATGCCCCTGTGGTGGATCGTGGAGACGCAAAGTATCGTGACCTGATTCCTGCTGATACTTGGCTCAAAGCATTACAGGAATTCTTCCAGCGGGGGTCCCAGATTAATCTATTGCACCGCCCGATCTTTGTGGCAGAGACGGTGAAGGTGGAGATTCGCCCCGGGGAGGGGCCATTGCTCTATACGCGCCCGTTGAAGCCGTGGGTTAAAGAGATGATTGAGGAGGGGGTTTTACGGGGGTACTCAATCGAATATGTTCTTAGAGACTATGAGGAAATTCCCAGCACTGACCTTGACCCGCGTCCAATTCGGAAGTTCAAGGACTTCAGCGTTGTGCGCATTTCCTACGTAGACGAACCGATGAACCCGCAATCATATTTTAGATGGGGTGGAAAGATGGGACTGGAAGGTTATTCGTTTGTCTTCGACAAAGAGAACGGCAGGGTTGTGGTTGAGGCTGCCGACGAGGAGGCGTTTGCTCGCCTTGCTCGGTTGTTTGACGAGGGGCTTAAGGCTGCCGAAATTCCCACTGAGGGGATCAAAGCGATAGAGTTCAAGATGGCAGAGGGTAAGGCCGAGTGGACACAGGCATATATCAATGATTTGCCTGATAGCGCATTTGCCTATATCGAGCCTGGCGGAGAGAAGGATGATGAGGGAAAGACAACCCCTCGATCTCTTCGACATCTCCCATATAAGAACGCTGATGGCGAGATTGATCTCCCCCATCTTCGCAACGCCCTTGCTCGATTACCACAAAGCAATCTGTCAGCGGAGGCCAAGGCCAAGGCGTTGTCTAGATTGTGCGCCGCGGCCAAGAAAGCGGGAATAGAGTCCGAGGTATGTTCTCAGCGCAAATCGCTGTTTGAGAGATTTGGAGACTTGCTGGGTTTGCTCGGCATCAAAAACGAGGAGGAACACATGGATGACGCAAAAGAGAAATCCGCCCAGCTCAACGAGCTGAAAGAAAAGCTAGAGGCTCTTACCGAAAAGGTAACCAGTCTGAAGGCGGATGAAGAGACACTTAACGCTCTGAAGGAAAAGATTGAAGCCCTTGAGAAGGAGCTTGTTTCCGACGACGACAGCGAGGGCAAGGGGATCAAGGAGCGCTTGGAGGCGCTGGAGAAGAAACAGGAGGAGGGAGAACAGACTCTTGCCCAGCAGATCGCTGAGGTAAAAGAGAGCGTTGAGGCCATTGTAGGCTTTCTAGAGAAGCAGAGCAATGGCGCAACTCATATCGCTCCCACCGAAATCAAGACCGCATCCCAGAAGGAAGACGAGTTCTGGAAAGGGGTAGTGGGGTAGGTGACCATGAACGACCTTGAACTGATGCAGAAATTCATGACCAAGTTCACGACAGGCGACATCTCCTATGGTCTGATGGAGCCCGAGCAGGCCAACCGCTTCATCGACATGTTCATCGAGAAGTCACAGCTTATGCAGATGGTCGATGTGCGGCGGGTGTCGAACAAGGCTGGCGACTTCTACAAGATTGACATGGCTCAGCCTGCGACCGTAGCGGCTGCTGAGGCGAATGAGTACACTGACGAGACCGGCCAGGTTTCTCACAGCAAGTATAGCTACACCTGCGTCAAGCGGCGCACGCAGTTTGAGCTGACTTGGGAAGACATTGCCTGGACTGTTGAGCAGAACCAGTATCGTCAGCATGTTATCAGTCTCTGGAACCGGCGCTGGGCGCTGGACACCGAGATTCTGGCGATTCAGGGTGACGAAGACCTCTATGCCAGTCCCTCTACTGCGTATGAGAAGCTCGTTGACATCAACGAGGGGTGGCTCCAGCAGATCAGTGCCGGTAACGGAGCCCATATTCTCGATGCTGCTGGGCTGACGGTGCAGTATGTGACTCCGGAGATGTTTGCGGCGGCATACAACCTCATGCCTACTAAGTATCTGGTGTTTGGGCGCGAGCGCTTCCGCTGGTTTACCAGTCCGCACGTTGCGGCTGACTACAGGCATTATCTGATGACCCGCCAGACCGGGCTTGGGGATGCCGTGCTAAACGGCTCGACCCGGCTTGCTCCTGACGGAATTGAGATTGTGGAGATCGCGCAGTTCCCCGAGAACCTTGATGCTAGTGGTGTGGTAGACACTTCTAGCCCTGGGGATAAGTGCACGATTGTGCTGATGGACCCGTCCAATCTTGTGTGGGTGGTCCATCGCGAGATGAGCCTGGAGACGCGCCGGATTCAGGAAAAGGATTCGTGGCGTTACACCGGGTATTCCTACGATGACTTTATTGTGACAAACCCTGACGCGATCGTCAAGGTTATCAACGTTGCGCGCAACACTGATTACAACGTCTAGTCGTCGTAGGGCTTCTAAGGAGTCCTAATGCAGTGTCAATGGATTAAGGAGAACGGGGAGCGCTGTAAAGCCAAGGCTAAGAAGGGCGAGATTTACTGCGCATACCACCTAAAAATGGCAGCGCAGCAATCCGCCGCTGTTGATCCGACTGAACCGGATACTGGCAGCGCTCCCCAGGAGAGCGATATGGCAAATATCCACAACACTCTCAAGAAGCGCAAGGTTCGCTTTATCGGTAAGGGGTCGTATGCCATCCCTGCTGAAGGGGTGACATTCGCACGACAGGGGCAGGTAGAAGAGGTCAGTTATGAGACCTGGAAGCGGCTCCTGGAGACCCAGCCAGGTGTTTTTGAAGAGGCGTAGCAGTGGCCCTTGTTACTCTTGATGAGTTCAGAAGCTCCGCGTATTGGGAATCCTCGCGGAACTGGAGTGATGCGCAGGCCCAGCAGGCCCTAAACGTTGCGGAGGCGAGGTTTTACCGCCTCACCCTCCGTGATCGTTATGGGTACTGGCTTGAGCCAGTGGAGAAGTCGTTAAAACTACACGGAACAGGACTCGCCGTACAACGCTGCCCCTATCCCGTGCTGGGCCTGTCTGCCATATCTGTTAATGACACAGATGTTCTGGATAACGTAGACTATAAAGGGCATTACATCTTTGCCAAAGATGGCCAGGCCATCTTTAAGAAGGGAACGCTAAACGTGGTTCTAACTGGTACGTTTGGCGACCCGGACTATGCGGGCCAGGACATCCCGTGGGATGTTAAGGACGCCGTCATGCGGATGGCGTGGCACCATCTCAGGCGTGAGAGGTTGACCAATGAGCGCGTGGCTAGTGTGCGCGGCCCGGGTGCTCCCCCGCCGTATAACAACTCCACTGACCCCCATGTAAAGGAGGTAATCCAAGCCTGGACTAAGCGCGATTTAACGCGCGTGTTTGACTTTCGCTGATGGCACAATTATATAATCGCAGGGTTCTTCGTGGCGGGCTCTTCCTCGCCCATGATATACAGATGCAACGCCCGTTGAATTGGCGGGGTGGCGAGCGGATTTTTCGCCAGGCCATTACAGGCATCACTGACATAGATGGGTTCTGGTTGCAACTTGGGGCAAGGCTGAAGGAGGAGCTCTCCCTGATGATCCAGAGCGGGGAGATTCCTGCCGATCCCCCGCTAAGCGACTTCACCAAGATTGCTAAGGGGAACGACCATTATCTAGACGATGATGGTACGTTTGCAGATAGCTTTCAGCCGCGGCTCATGAAAACCGGCAAAGTGATTGGGGGATATGCCGGAGTGGCGCTCATTCCTTCTAGTACCCCCTCTGCACACAGCAGGGCGGGAAGGGTAATTACCAACCTGCGGTTGCTCGATATTCTGTGTCAGCAAGGGATGATTGTCTATGCTGATGAAATGGACCCAAAAGCCCTTCGGCGCCTATTGGCATGGCGGGCGCAGTTCTTAGAGAAGGGTAGAGAAAACGCGATTAGCGTGCCAATTAGTCTCGGGCGCTTCCTAAAGGAAATGGACATAACGCACTCTAACGGCAGGGTAGTGACAGCCAAAGAGTATCGAGAAGGGCGTTTATCCTACGATCTCAGGATGTATATTGATGACCAGATTAAGAAAGCTCACCTATATGGGTATCGCGTGCAATTACCGTCTCGGGCCGACAAAGGGCCGGAGCGCAAGCCGGTAATTTTCATCCCCCCTCGCCCGTTGTTTGTTCCTCCCGTGATCGCCAGGCTAAAAAAGGTTGCTAGGGATGCGCTAGGAGATGCCTTGCGACAGATTGTCAAGATCACGGCTCATTCGCTTGGATATGAACCTTGGGACCCGGCTAGCGTCCATCGGCACGAGGCAAACATCAGAGCAATAGGTTTGTGGGGACAGGAGAAGCGATAAATGGCTACTTTGCGCGACCTGAGAATTGCAATCGCTGAGCGCATTGATGCTGGACTTGCCGGACGTGATGTTCCTCCGGCTGAATATTGCGACCTCAGCGATGTGGGGATGTATGAGGACCTTCCCCGGGCAATCTTCTCTTGGGGGCTTAAACCGGATTACAGCCGTGTGGTAGACATTGATACCACCAAGGATTACAACGCGTCAACGGCGACCTCGCAAGAGATGATTCCTCATGTCATGTCGCTCAAGATCATGGTAGCCAGCCCCGAGCTTGATGAGGTTCAAGAGTTATTCCAGGCGGTACTTGAAGAGTTTGGTCGCGCCCCTTGTATTGAAGGCGTATGTTTTTACTACGAAGGAGTTAGCGGTGCCGCTGCCGAGTTTTCCAAGGGGGTGTTTGCCCGCACTCTTACTTACTCTGGATGGTTGTGGCTCCCTGGACATGCTACTACAGTTCCTTTAGTTGAGCAGGTTGATTTGAAGATCGGAATCGCTTGTAAGCCCCAGCAAGAGTCGTCTCAAGACGAAGCCCCGACCGGGACGCTTGAGGATGTAATTGTAGAAGAGATCATGTGGGATTTACTTACGAGTTAAGGAGACGATGATGCAGTACACAGTTCAAAACGTAACCCGGCGGCAGAAGGTATTGAATCTGCCTTCCCGCAAGGATGCGCTGTATCTTCCGCCGCGAGGGAAGGCGTTGCTGACTGAAGAGGAGTTTAAGTCCACAGACGTTCAGGCGTTGGTGCGACAGGGTTTTCTTCGGCTGATTGGGGGTGAGGGCTGATGCCGGGCAATGAGGCATTGCTAGTTCCTGGTGTATATACATTTGAAAAGCCAATGGGGGGCGAGCCGCTCCAACCTGCGGGTTCTGCGGCGTATGCTCCGATTGGCACGGCAGAATGGGGGCCAATGAATAAGGCAACCCTCATCACTTCTTGGCCTGAGTTCGTTAGGACGTTTGGTTCGGATATGTCCAACGGCTATCTGGCAATGGGGGTGCGTGATTTCTTCCGTATGGGCGGGCAGCGTGCTTGGGTTGTGCGTACAGCTCACTATACGGACATCACCGATCCTGCAACGGTCACGGCTGAAAAAGCAGCTGTGACGATTCAGTCGGATGAGGATACTCCGCAGGATGCCCTGACGGTTACTGCGCTGTACTACGGGACCTATGGAAACAACATCCGTGTAACAATTGAGAATGCAGATAAGGCTACTGGAACCTTCGACCTGGTGGTGAGCCTCATTTCTGGTGATAGCGCCCGGGTTGCCGAAAGGTATGCCGGTGTTACTCTAGACTCTTCGGACGAAGACCATTTCGTAGAGGATGTTATCAACGGCAACTCCAATTATATCACGGTGACGGGTTTGGTAGAAGGAGTTGTTCCGACTGCGGAGACCTATGCGCTCGTTGGCGGAGACGATGGAATCGCGGGTATTGCGGACGCTGATTACATCGGAGATGAAAATTCGCGCACGGGACTGTATGCGCTTGATCCAGTGCCCGAGATTCTAACAATCAACCATCCGGGAATCACCTCAGAGCAGGTTCTTATTAGCGGGGTCAACTATGTCTACAATAACCCAACCCGGCGGCAGATTGATTTCTATATC